TTCTTCCAGTACTTGCGACCCATTTCTTCAAGGCTCTTGTCCTTGAACCAAGTACGAACTTCTGCTAGGATCGGACACGACTCGCCCCACATTTCCACACAAGGAACTTGTACTTGTACTTGTTTGGTATCCATCTCACCTTTGATTCCATTGAATGGTAAACGAATCATTGCTCGTTCTACCCAGAAAAATGTGTTTTTGGAATTTGCGTCTGGAAGGAAACGCAGGAGTGCGGAACTACCTTCTTCCATGTTCCAGTGTGGATAAATTGCGTTATCGCCGCCACCGGATGATTGACCACCTTTGTTTGATTCTGCTGCCTGGAGTCTTGCTCTGATTTCTGCTAATGATGCCATGATAAGTTGCCTTTTAAGTTGATTTAAATGTATATACAAACGTATAACAACACTGATTATACGTGAAAGTATTTATCAACGCAACACTAAAAGGCAATTTTATTTGAGCAGTTGTGCCAATCGCAAAATGCGTTCAACACTCTCGCTGCTCATGTTGCTGGGCTTGGTCATCATAACCCCATCCACGTCCAAGTTCTCTGCTTGTACAGGTTCTTGGTCTTGGGGTGGCGTTTGCGCCGCAGCAGGCTCAGCAGGTGCAGGAACTTCGTCAGCAGGCATTTCGATATTGATGTCTAGTTCGGCTAGGCGAGCCTGTACTAAAGGCCTGGCGTCAGCGTTGGCATCTTCTGCGGCCAACGCAGACAGCTGATCGAACAACTCGTCATCACCAAACACACTATACAGTTGCTCAGTGGCATTGGTTGCATCTGGTCCCACCGGCAATTCTTTTGCCATGAGTTGTTTGAGTTGTTTTTCGGTTTCGGGTGTGTCGGGTGTTGCCCAAGTACCTTCGGCTACAGTCTTGGCCCAAGATTCAAATTCGGCGATTTCTTTCATGCTGTTGTCCTTACGTGCTGACAGTCTAGCCAAGATTGGAATGGCTTCTTCGATTCTGGCATCCAGGCTTTGCTCAATAAACATGTTTCTGATGTCTTCTGCTACTGATTCAGCATTGGTGATTTCAGCTGGATCAAACATTTGTAACTCTTGAAGATATCCACGTTGGCTGATTATGCGTTTGGCTTTGGCTTTGAGATCTTGATAGTGACGCACAGCAGATTCTGCTAGGTCGGCAGCTTCGCCATCAAACTGTTTGTTTTTGGCAGCGCGAACAAACTTACTCAACACATTCATTTCTTTGACGATTTCGCAAATGTGCTGACCAAAAGTATCGTATGGTGAGCCGCCTTCTGAAATGTGTCGAGCCATGGCACGTCCGCCAATCAGGTTGGTAAATGGAAGTTTAAATCGTTGGTCGTCGCCGGTTTCTACAAATAGGCTTTCCACATAACGGAAGCGAGCATCATCTTCGCCTAAGGTCCGATTGTGTTTGATTACCAAGCGTGTTTGCTTAGGCTGATCGCTGTAGCTGACTTTTCGATTTCCGTAATAGCCTTCAAACAGACCTTCCTTGATAGCTGCCATGCCCTGCATGGTGTATTTCAAACGATTGAGATTTTCGATCTCAAAATTCATTAGATTATTTCGTACACTAAACTGCTTGATTTGATTTAGAAAATCGTACCAATCACTTTTGTCATCACTTTCCATGGTACGACCAAGATTGTCGCCAAAAAATATCTTGAGATTTCTATCTTGTCCCACTAGGATTACCACTGTGCCGTAGTTTTTGTTCTCTGTTTTCCAGTCGAATGTAAACATGTCGGCTTCTGCAGGATTTGTTACATCCTTGCCCATGGCATCTTTTAACTCAGGGTCAAGATCCCTGGTCACTAATAGGTCATATAATTGGTTTTGTGCTGAGTTTTCCATGTTGTATTTATATTACATAGTCATAACGAATGGCAACGGGGCAATCATTTCGTCTTGGTGATCACGCATTTGTGTATCAAGATCGGTATGATAGCTTTGTAGCAACTGCAACATGCGTGTTACCAGGATGGTGGCCATGATTAGATCGTCTGTTTCGCCAGGTTTGGCAGCGTATCCAACTCCGTGAGCAACAAAGTTTTTAAGCTCTGTCACAAGACTGGGACTTGAAATGGTCATTCTGTTGCTTTCGATCAGGTGCTTTAGTTTGGCACAAGCTGCTAGCTTGGGCTTGTTTGACGTGTTGAATCCCTTGCGATTCTTGCCTGGCTCGCTGAGAAAATAGCCCTGTATGTTTTCTTCACCGTATTCATTGATGCTTATTAGTGCAGCTTCGCCAATGGAATTATTTTCTACTGAATAGTAAATGCTCTTGGGATCGCGGACCACATCATTGACGTGACGTATAATATCAGCTAAGATACGTATCTGTGTAGGTATGTCTGTGCGGTTGTGCCGCCACTCGGCTACCTGTTCAGTGGTGTTGGCTTCAAATACCTGTATAGCCGCAGGATCGCCGCCGGTGCCCAAGCTGGGATCCAGACCCACTACATATATGCGATTGGCTTCTGGCCGTTTATACCAACGTACTTCGCCTGTTTTGTATAAAGGATCACGTCCCGCCAAATCAATCAGTTTGGCCGGAGCAATCAGTGTCTCGTCGGCAATCAAGAACTCGCAGTCCATTTCTCGACGGAAACGATCTACACCTAGTGCTGCTCGTTGTTGCTGTGCCCAAGTTTCATCACGATCTGGGTGTTCATTCCAAAAGCTGCGATATGCTTTGAATCCGTTTTGTCCCACAAGAGTAGGATTGCCATATTCATCTTCGCACTTGTTGGCACCTTTCCACAGCAACGCAAACTGATCTTCGTCTGAGTTTGGTGTTGATGTGATAATGGCTTTACCACCAGTTGCCAAAGTTGGTGAGATCGAAGTCCAAAACTCAGTGGCAATAGTAGGCCGCACAAACGCAAATTCGTCGGCGTATAAGAGCGAGATACTCATACCTCGGCCGGTGTTTTCAGTTGTGGTGGCTGAAACTATACGACTGCCGTTATCAAATTCTATGGATCCTTTGTTGTAGTTGGTGGCACCAGCACGAATATGATCCGGCACACTTTCATATGCGTAGCGAATACGTTGCATGATTTCTTGCGAGCCTGTGTACTTGTGTGCTGCCACAAGGATAGTAGAATCTGGCACAAACATAGCATACCATAGTAGATAACCAGCTGCCGAAGTTGACTTACCAGTCTGTCTTGGCATCATGCTGATGCTGTAACGGTAGTTGTGATAGACGTCAATCAGCCGTTTCTGATACTCATACGGATGATACAGCATGCGACCCCGGGTAGGATGCTGTATGTAAAAGAAGTTGTCCAAGAAGTACTGCGGCCCAGTCACAGGATCCGCACAAGCAACAAATTCGTCTATTTGTTGTTGTGAGTAGTTGACCTTTGCGTAAGGGGTTTTGACAAGAGCTACTTCAGTTTTGGACATGCAGTATTTAAGGCATAAACCTGATTAGTGTAACTATTTGTTATGCCCAGTTGCCAACATTAGTATTCTGACCAGTAACGCCCACTGGGAAAAGTTGGAAATAGCTCAATGAACTTACTGTAACTGATCCTGGCGCTGTGGCACCTGTCCAACTTATAAAAGGCTCTACTGTTCCTGCACCAGCAGCACCAACATCAATTATGCCTTGGATAACAAGAGTTGTGCTGTCGGGCGGATTATTTGTTCCTGTTACTACTGTTTGTGCAGTGAAACCTGATATCAAAGTAGTTTCGTATGTAGTTGATGAAGTTGGTGTAGAAACTGCGCCGATAGAAGCTTGGGCAGTAAAATTTAATTTAGACATTGTGGCTGTACCGCGCCAGCCCAAGGTAAGGGCAGTATTGTTTGTTCCAGCTGCACGACTGACCGTAGCTTTGATTCTAAACCAGTAGCGAGTAGAGTTACTGACGTGTGCTCCTACTCCAAACAAACTTTGTGCTGCTGTGCTGCCGTATGTGAGTCCGCGATCAGCATTTAACACGTACCATTGTTGATTAGGAACAACTCCACGTTCTTGATCTTGCGGTGTAAAATACAGCACACGGCCGTCGTATTCCATTGTTCCTGGATATGCTGTACCCAAAGGCGCAGTATTTGAAAACAGGATATTGCCTACATTACTCAAGTAAGTGGTATTGGCAGTGTTGATATTACCGCTAATGGTAATATCACCTGTGACCACAACATTGGCAAATGTGGGATTGTCATTGACTGCAATGGTCACAACCTTGCTGGTGTTGTTGCCGGTTATAACTTGGTTGTTGCCCGGAGTCACTGTTAGTGTTGCTGAACCATTCCCGGCCACAACGGCTGTACCGTTGGCATACACATTACCATACGCATTTAAGCCAGTTAGTAGGCTACCGTTGCCTATAAAGTAGGCAGCTGAAACATTGCCAGTAGTTACAATACCATTATTGATTGTGGTATTTGGTGTTTTAACATATCCTTGGGTGGTGATATTACCTGTGGCAACAACTTGTCCACCTGTGGTCAAATTACCACCGGTGATGTTTCCTGTAGCTTGTATGGTTGTTGTAGATGTAACTGAAGAAAACTGAACGCTGTTAGCTGTGCCAACTGGTTGTCCAATAGCAACAGTATAGGTTCCAGCACTTGGTGTTACAGTTACACCAGTGCCCCCTACAATATTAGCCACGTTGGCTACTAATGTCAGGCTGCCGCCTAAATTTAGTACACCGCCGCCTGTTAGTCCGGCACCGGTTGTGATAGTTACATTTGGGTTGGCCAGTTTGCTGTTGACAATGGAGCCTGCGCTTAGAGCATTGATAACATCGCCATTGTTAAGAGTAACGATGCCGGTGCGACCGTTGAAGCTGTCTACACCAGATCCGCCAACAGGAATATCAACCCAAACGTTAGCGGCTGTGTACAACACAAAGTCGCCTACAGCAAAAGAAATATTACCAGATCCAAGATCCTGTGTGCCAGCAACACCCACAATATATTCGTCGCCGTTGGCTCCTACACCATCAACCAGGGTAGGTGTGTTGTTGGCTGCATCCCATACACCTTTAAATGTAATTGCACCCGATGGCAAATAGATGGGGTTGATTTTGGTTGATGCATCAAGTGGTACTACGCCAAATGCTGCACCTTTTTCGGCCACAGGTATAGCAGCAGTGGTCTGAACTGATCCATCATTAAATTTAATTCCAGCATTTTTGATCGCTGTATTTCCAGTATCTCCTACTGTACCAAGTGTGATATCTCGTGTGCTAACAGTAGTGACTAATCCGTTTGTTGTTAATTGTATAGCGTTAGCTGTACTAATTTGCAAGGCTGATATATTATTATCCATTACAAATACACCGTTGTCTAGCGATAATTGGCCAGTTGTTCCTAACGTTGTATCTTGCATGTAGATGCCGGCGTTACCAAAGTAAGCGCCAACCCATCGATTGGTCACATTACCCAAGCTGTAGATATTGTCTGTGAGTGGAGTAAGATTGCCTGTTAAAGTAATACCACCGTAGTTGAATTCAGCCACTTGACTCTGAACATTAGAGCCGCCTGGGGTCACGTTCATTGTAATACGACTGCCCTGGGCTGCGGTGGTTTGATCTTCTGTGGCTATAAAATCAATACGTGCTGTTCCCAAACCAGCAAATTGGGCTGCATCAGTCAAGTAAGGATTAGCACCCAATCGACTGATGACCTGGCCTGCTAAAACACCTGTTGGTGCTGCTGCTGTCCCGTTGTATCTACGGCCTACATAAAGAGGATAGTTATTGACAGCATCGTTGAGCACACGGCTGACTTGATTATTTTGTCCAGTAACGTGTAGCATTGCTCCCGGATTGCCTGGTGCAACTATTTGTCCGCTAGTGGTTCCTACGATCTCAACTGCACCCGCATTTAGATCTAATACAGGAACATAAAATCTTGATTGTCCGTCTGCCGCTACACTTAATGCCGGAGCACCCTCAGTGTTGCCATCATTATGAATTTGAAATCCACCTAACACTTCAACATTGGCATTGCCAACCACTGCAAGTATGATATTTCTATCTGTTACTGTGCCGGCCAATGTTTGATCTGAAATTGTAAAATTTCCAAGATTGGCAGTGCCAATGGTAGTAATATTTCCAGTAATTATAACGTTACCAGCTGTGATATTTCCGGAATAATTGGCCAATGGTAAATTAGTAATATTTCCGCCATCACCGTAAAAGTATCCAGCAATAACATTGCCAGTTACTGACAGGTTACCCGTGGTAGAATTAATAGAAATGTTGGATGTGCCACCAAAAATTCCACTGCCGGCATTGTATTGTACACTATTTACAGGACCGCCTGGTACACCGTTACCAGAACCAGTGAAACCCACTGCTATACCACCAGGAGTTGACCCATCGCTGACATAGATAGCATTGGTTACAGGATCATACCAAAGGCGATCAAGCTGGCCTACATAAACGTTGGCAGTGGTGTTGTTGTCTCTGCTGGTAAAAAAATTCTGTATTGATGACACAGGCTAATCCTTAATCGTCTAGTGGTTCGTCGTCGCCGATCATTTGTATTGCTGCAAGTTGCTTCATACGTGCGAGTTCGTCCATATGACCATGCTCGTGATGATGCGAAGGTTCTTCCACATCATCCTCACGTGGCTCACCTGGATCGTAAATGTTATCTACACCTACAGCCCGTTTTAGCAGTTCTAGTTTGAGCTGTAAGGGTGGTACAAACACATCATCATCGGCACCAGCATCTGTATTGTCAGGTGCTGCAACACCATCACCGTAGGGGCCAGCATCAACTTGGGCCAACACAGCAGGATTCTGCAATCGAGGATCGGGTGCTGCTGGGTTTTGCTCTTGGTCGATTACATCGGCCAACTTACGAAATATATCACTGATTTTCATCTTGGGTATCCTTTAAATGCCCGAACAGGGCTTTGGGTATCTACAAAAACAGGTTCGTCGCTTGTGTCGGTAGATACTAATCGTTTGCCGCCGGGTGTATTGGTCATTTCCAATGCCCGATCAATGACATCAGCAATGTATTTACTTGATCCTACAACTACAGCGTGTTCGCCAAATGCAGTTTCTGCTGACCATTCTGGCTTGTAAGGATCTATTCCTTCGTTTTCGCTGCTGAGTTCGTTGGCATAGTCGCTTCTGGCACGAGCAATGGCCACGCCCATGCGATAGTTACCGTAGGGGTCAGCAGCACTCAACCCTGGCAATACATAAGTGTAACGCATAGGTCCTTTGGACTCAGGAGGCAATTCTTTTTGCTCTCGAATGAATTCTCTTGCTCTCATCGGGGATAACCTCGGAAACCTTTGACAGGACTGACTGTATTTACTGCCGGATGTTCTTCGCTGTCCATATCGCCACCGTTGAGATCTTTCCAGCTGGCACCCACTGCTTTATATGCCATTTTTAACATGTCTTGCTCTTCTCGAGTGTAAGGTTGAGCAGTTTTGTTTTTTCCTACCCAACTTTTTGGATCAATGTCAGGTACAAATGTACCATCAGTTGAGGCCACTGCTTGTCCTAATCGACTTAGTGTATAATCACTGTTCCAACGTTCGTTGTCGCTGAACACATTCAGGCCGCGAGTGGCTGACTGAAGTCTTTTAGAAATCTTGGCATCTGCTATTTCCATCAGCTGTGCAGAAATAAACTCGCTGGCTCGCATGTGCTACCTTATACCTGGCGTACTGAGTAACTGCCCGAGCTAGTTGTTCCTAGTTCTTGTGCGGTAAATCCAGATCCAGCTACTGTCAGTTGATTACCAACTCCAACAAACACATCCATATAGCTGTTGGCGGGCACTGTGGTTGATGCTGAATACAAGTTACCAACTGCTGTTGGGTACAGGATGTTCACGTTGAATGTGACTGGCGTTGTGCTGGTAGCGATACGAGCCTTGTCAGTGTACCAAGTTTGTGCTGATGCTGTTGTATATACGTTTGCTTGTGCCATTTATGTTCCTTTTATTACCACGACCGACACGACCAATAACGAGCCTTCCAGCGTGGGCCGGGATTGTCGCAGTTGTGTCTGGCTCTAAAACTTTTTCTACGTGCAGGATTTGACTTCTTGATACGCATGTTGGGGTCACCAAAATTGACTTTGACCACGTTGCCCTTGGGTCCTTTCACATACACTTTACTTTTCTTTACATCGCCGGCCATTTTCTTGCCTAGTTGCACTTTGCGTCCGTGATATTCTGCTTCGTCCACAGCACCTGCTACACTGGAGGTGGCTTGGCCTGACAAATCTTCAGCGTCTTGCCCTTGTGCATTGACTGGGTCAACGCCGTCTTCTTCCATGGGACCAACTGCTGCATCATCTGCTGCCTTGGCTGCTAATGGATCGTTGTGATTGGCATCTGTTTCAGGTTCATAAGGTGCTGTTTCAGCAAGACCAGCACGGCTGCGAATAAGATTCAACTCTTGGCTTTCACCAAAGTGACGCTTATATGCTGCCTGTCCTGCTTGATAAGCATTTCCAGCCGGAGTGTTGGGACCATAAGGATTCTTATTGATTCCGCGACTGGCATCCTTGTAACCTTGGTCATGTTCTTTTTTAGTCAAAGTTGGATCTGTTCCAGCTTCTTCGGCCTCGCCCATGGTATAACCCATGCCATGGCTTGAACCCACAGCACCATAACGACGGATGGTTTCTGTTGTGTAGCCGTATTCTGCCAGCAACTCAAGCAGGCGTTCATCGCCCTCAATCACTACACCGTCTTCTACAACATCGACAATGTGTGATTCAATCAAGCATTCTTCGCGAATGTTGATGGCAAATGTGTCCCCAACAACCGGGGACTCAGATTCACGAATGTAGTCTGTGAGCTTTTTCATATTAGATCTTCCGGTACAAGTTCCACAAGCGTGATTCTGCTGCTTCTTTAACCCGTTCGGCTTCGGCCATTACACCTTGGCGACTATTTTGACGGTTCACAACAGGCCCAGTTGTTTGACCGGTTGTTTTAGGACCGTTCAACCCGCCTGACAGTGTCTGTGTCATATAGTCAGCATCGGCATAAACTTCGTCCGGACTGTTGGCTAATTCTTCTTCGACCATGTCTGCACCGCAAGCACCAGCTTCGTGAATACCGCCGCAGTTGGTACAAGCACGGCTGTAGCCTTCACTTGAGAACAGGCCTGCCATCTTCAACATATCGCCTAGAGCGTCTGCATCTTCATCTGTGGCATTTACACTGATACTTTTCTTACCGGTATCATCTGTGCTGACGTTGACACTCATGCCTTCGTTTAAGACATTTTTAAGTTGCTTTTCAAAACTTTCAGCAACTTGTCCTTCGTACACACCTTTACCAAACTGCATGCCGTTCTTTGACTTAGGAGCAGCACCGCCTGCAGCAGGTGCAACTGAACCTGACACAGTGGTTTCATCTACTTCTTTTTTCTTGTCTTTCTTGTCATCGTACTCGATGTCTTTGGTAACCTTCTTACCAGCTTTTTCGGCCTTGGCATCATCTTTACCCCGGTGCTTCATGTCGTACTCGAGATCTTTGGTAACTTTCTTGCCAGCTTTTTCTGCATGCTGGTCTTGAGTATCGGTGGACTCTTCTTCCACTTGACTTCTACGCTTGAGTTCAGCTTTGAGTTCAGCTGTAGTCATATCAGCCAAGCCTTTTTTGGCAGCATGTCGAGCAGTATGTTTGACTGTGTTACCAAATTGGTCTTTGTCATCGCCTTTCGTACGATATGGTCCATCAAATGGCACATCTTTTTTGTCTGAGGATTCTTCCTCAACCTTGCCTGCTTTCTTGGCTTTCCAAGCTGTGGCATAAGCAATAGATTTTTCTTTGTCAGTTAACTTGCCGTCTTTGGCATAGCCAGACTTGATGTGCTTGACCATGCGTTCAGCTTTGGCACCAGGAGGCGCTTTTTCTTCTACAGACTCAACGCCTTCTTTGGCACGTAGCTTGGCCAGGACAGCACCGGCAATTTTCTCGCCACGCTCTTTTGAACCATAACGTTCAGCAGCACCTTTAGCAATCTTAGCAAAGTTTTTGCCGGGCTTGCCAATGTCTTTGCCAGCACGAGCAGCTTTGGCTGAATAACCAGCTTCAGACACACCTGCTGGTGTATAACTATCGGTTGGCCATAATTCGTCAGCGCCGCCTGGGCTTGTTGCATAAGAATAAAATTCGTACTTATCGGTAGACGGGCGTATATAGGTATAACCAGGATAGGTTTTACCTTTCCATGTCAGTGTTACTTTATCGCCTCTCTTAAATGACGGCAGTGCCGGTGCAAGTTTTACATTTTGTGAGTTATACGCCGGTGCTCCATTTGATCCTGGCCATTGAATGTACACTGTGTTGGTTCCACCAGGGCTTTGTTCATTGCCTACTCCGACAATAGTTCCACGCTCGCCGCTGCCACCATCAAGTATAACTTCGTCTCCTTTCTTGAATCCATGAGGAGCTGGTGCTGGCGATGCTTCTGCAACTTCGTCTTCGCCCATTGCAGATTGCACAGCACCGCTAGCAGCACCAGCTACAGCAGCACGGCCCAACGCAGCAACTATAGGGGCAAATTCATTAATTTCTTCACCGCGTTCAGCATGTGATGATTTCACATAATCACGTGCTGTGTCAAGGTAGTCTAAGGCCTTGGTAATTTTGCTTTGTACCCATTCTGGCAAGTTTTCGTCGCTGGCCAGGATAGCATGTAGTTCTTTGGCAGCATCAACCATTGTGTGTAGGTCTTGACGAGCCATACCAGCTTCGTCGTTGTACTCACCTTGATCCATCATGCTAACGTCGTCGTGCTCTTTTAAGCCGCCTTTGCCTTTCAGCAACTTGCTGGCTACGCTGGGACCTTTGGCTCCCAGCTTGCGTCCTGTGCCTTTGGGACGACCAGCAGACTTAGGTGTGTCATCATCTGTGTCAGGTTCGTCAAAGTGTTTACGTGAGTAAACTGTACCAGTTGATACTTTCTTTTTGTCGAACGCACTGGCAACATCGTCTTTACCAAAACGCAATTCGTATTCTGGGGTTCCTGGAAATACTTCTTGCACTTGTTCCATGTCGCCGTCGCCGTCTAGGTCGGCTTGTTTTTTGCCAGCAGCACGTGCCTTGGCCAAGTTGCCGGTGAATAGATTACCTTCTTCCATGTCATCTTCTGACATGTCTCGAACCACAGGAGGTTTACCGGAGTCTTGTCCAGAAATCTTGCGTTGCATCATTATCTTTTGTTTTTCACGAGCCAGGCGGGCTTTTTGTTTGGCCAATGCATCAGCATCAAATTCTTCAGGGCTACGACGCTCTTCGTCGAGATCTTCTTCCTCGTCGCCGCCATTGACAACGATCCAAAATTCAGCAGCTTCTTTTGTACTCATGCCATATTCGCCAGCATCAGCAACAAAGTCTGCTTTAGACATGCTTTCAGCACGGGCCACATTGGAATGGCGTTTCATCTGCCCTTCAACAAGAGTCTGCTTGCTGTTGACAGCATCAAAATTTTCTAAAATACGATACATATCCATTATTATTTTCCTTGAGGTTTGAAGCCAGTGGCTGGACGTGAGGGACGTTTCATTGCTGTCATTGGGCTTTTGACACCCTGTGGCAAATCGTTTGTGGTTTCAGCTGGTGGTGTTTTACCGCCGGCTACAGTCCAAGTTGCTTTTTCAGCTGAATTGCGGACCACTTGCTGGTTACCATCAGCATACTCTTTCTTGAGTTTTTTCTGTTCTGCTGAATCAGCAGGATATTCTTTGCCCAGAACAGGTGCAGCATTTTCTTCTTCAATGCCCAATAGTTCACGATCCATGCCTTCGGACCAGTGCAGGTCGTTGACACAAACATGATCAGCAGTTATGCCACACAATTCAGCAAACTGTTCAATCTGCGGAGGGGTAGCTGGGTATCTAAAACTGCCATCTATGATGGTTACTCGTTGATTAGTCATGCCAGGAAAATCTGCAGGCCGAGCCTGTACTGGTGTGGTCTTTGGATCTGAAATCTTAACAGGATCAAACTTTTTGAGTTTTTCCTTAAACATCTTTAAGAGTTCGGCATTGACGTCACCGCAGATTTTGATGCGATAATCAAAGGTTTTTTCGCTTTCTGTCAGGTATTGTGAAAATGTTTTCATGTCATAGTCCTATGGATATATTTAGCACAATCAACTTTTTGGTGCGTCTGGGCTGGGCTTGTTGAGCAAGCGACTCAACAGTTCATTGCGATCCAGCACATGTCCTTGTGCAGTCGGCAGATTGTCATCACTGCCAGTGTCGATATCTAACTTGGCTTTTTTAAGTTGCAGTTCGATTATTTTTAATTTCTTGTTGATCTTGGCATTCTTGGCTGTGATGGCATGTCCCAACATTTGACTTGCTACATTGAATATTTCACTGGCGTAGCGACTATCTACATTCATACCCAGATCCATGAGATTGTCAAATTCTTTTGTGGCTTTGGCAGCTAGTTCGTCCATTTCGCCATCACTGGACTCAAGTCCTCGCACAGCCGGTAGGGCCAGTTCAATCTTGTCCAGCTGTGCTAGAGAATCGGACAGGGCAGGAATATTTTCTTCTGTGGCAGCTACAGCATCAGATTTTGATACATCTGCGGTATCGCTGGCAGGAAAACCAAACAGTTCTTCTAATCGTTTTGTCATACCGTATTTACCGGTTATCGACTGCCATTTCTGAATATCTGATCTTCAGTTATTACCCGAAATGTCAAACCTTGACGACGGGCCCATTTGGTTGCAGAATCCCATTTGGCGTAGTTAATGGCCACAGCCATACGATCACGCTGGCTTTGTCGATCTTCTATGACACTTTGTTTTCGTGGTTTGATTTCAACTAATTCGCCTACAGTTTTACCGTTGCCACCTTGGTATGTGATCAAGAAGTCTGGCACATACATGGTCATTTTACCAGTGATGGGATGACGATAAGGAATAGATACTGATTCGCTGGCCCATTGTAAAATGTGATCATTGTCATCACAAAACTTCATAAAGTGCCATTCCCAACTGCTGCGATATCTGGGAGGTCTTGTACCTGCATATTTTGCAGGATTTAAAACCTTATAAACACCTTGGGCAAACTTGGTCATGATGCAACATTGCGGGCAGTATAGTAGTTGGGTGTGACAGTGACACTGGTACCCAGCAAGGTAGCAGGACTTCTCATTCCGTTAAGATAGTAGGCCATAAAGGATGTAACTTCTATGGCATTTTTGCCTTCCACTTGACTCAACAGTGACAACACTGAGACATTGATTTCTGCAGCAATTCTAAACAGAGATTCAGTGAGATTTTTTGCAGCATATTCATTGCGTGTTACACTTTGAAAAAAGCTGTTGACAACATCGTATTGATTGGAATCAACTTCTAGATCTAGTTCAAAAAATGTATCGAAGATCCTGACTGTGGGATCTATCTTGGGATTGATTTCGTTGACTGTGCCCATTAGAAGCTCGGTGGAGTAGGAAAGTTAATGCCACTGCTGTTGACGCCTGGCTGTGGTCTTGCTTGACCCGGAAGTCCATCTCGTTGTTGACGCAAATAGTCTATTTTTTTTCAGTTGTCAATGGCCCAAGACCTCCCGGAATACGTCCAGATAGACTTTCTAATACTACAGTTGTTTCAGTAGTTGTATTATTACTAGGAACTGCTTGACCAAAAACTCGTTTTTGCGAGTAGTTGATAAGAGATTGTTGTGCACCGCCCACTGGACTAGCCACAGTGCCTGCTTGTAAATCTTGTATTTGTCCTTGTCCCACTTGTAGTTGACTTCCTTGTCCTGTTATGGTGCTGGTAGATCCGGCAGCACCTAAAAAACTAGGGCGTACATCGTATAGAGCTGGGTCTGCAAAACCTTGTACATTGATGTCTGGACGACCAGCACCAATGGCACCTGAATAATATTTTACAGTTTCGTACTGCACAGTCATGGAATTTTTCATAACTCCATCATTGGAGCTGTATTCGTAAGTGTCGTGATTCCAAGCTGAGATTAGGGGATTGACCAACACATATTCAACAAACTTGTGTTGATCAAAACCGTAGATGCGTATGTCGCGGAAGAATGGCGGTTTGCCGCCGGAACTATTGGTTCCGTCGCTGTAACTTTCGCCTATATACCCCCAGTCGTTAACTGAACGATTGTTTTCGTAAATGTCGCGATTGTTGTAACTGAAACCAGCTGCATTATTTTGACTTTTGCCTTCTGTGCCATTGGTGTTGGGGGTGTTACCGTATTTTTGGCTGGGGTCTTTATAGTAATAGGAGAAGTAATTGTACCACATGCTGCGAATAAGATCGCCGCCGTCGTCGTGAAATTCTATCTGTACAGGTTCGTAGTCAATCTTTTTCTGCACAACTCTTTTACGGTTATATTGATTTAAGGTATCAGTTGAGATTTTAAATTGCGGAAGCTGTATTGATTTAACTAATACACCAATGGTACTCAGTTGTCCTGCACCGTATATGCTTTGTAGTGCTGGTATGTTGACAGTGTTTATGGTAAAGTACGTGTGAAATAAAAATTTCAGACGTGGTGCATTGGCATATCCGTTGGTGCGAAACGCCTTAGAGGCATGTGTATAATCTCTAAGGGTTTCGTCGTTGCGATTGCGATATAGGTTTACGCCTTGACCAAATGCCATTGTGCTGTATTACAGTCCAATTCCTGATGTTGGTCCAGTTACTACGTCGCCGCGTGTGCGACCAACTGGTGTGCCAACGCCCGAGCCTAGCGGTGTTTGTAAAGCATTGTCAAAACGCATAGTCAGCGAAATTGTAACAGCTTCGCTTGTGCCGTAGTTTAGGTCGTTGTAGTTTGCGCTGGTCAAGAAGCAACCGTACAGTTCCCATGTTTCTAGCACAGTAGGAACGCTAACACCGTTGCCGCCGTCAAGTATTTCGCACTTGGTAACAAACTTATAGTCGATACCTGAACTGGCCGATGCCTGTTCCATAAAGTCCATTTGCTTCTGTAGCTGTTCGCCAACTAGACGCTGAACTTGCCCACCTGCATCATCACGCAGGTTGACAGTGATTGTTTCCCAACTGGCTTTACCAGCAAGGTACATTTTGCTGTTGTACAAGTCAATTGTGATTTCTTCGAACGTAGCTGTTGGACGAGCAAAGTCAATAACTTGTTTGGTTAATTCTGTTCTTGGTGTTGAAACACCAAAGTTTTCAAATGTCACTCTAAAGCGATATTTGAGTTTGGGCATTAACAGACCTTGGTTTGGGTTGCTTTGATCGCTCGCCAAAGGCACTGTCATTCTAGTTAGTGATGAAACGGCCATTGTGTATCTCCTATATGCAATTATTTATGATCTTCGCGACCAAAAAAAATGGGGCCATTTTGAGCCCCATTTTTGTCTTACACCTGCTGTGTTATACCACAGCAGAACTGGCTGTGTTACCAGCAGCAATTTCACCTGTGTTCTTGATGCGAACTGGAATGTAGATGAATTCAACTGCCTTGACAGGTTCAATTGCAATATCAACATACAATTCGTTGCGATCAATACGGGCTGGCGTGTTGTTGCTTAGATCACAAACCACCAGGTAGTCATAGATACCACGCTTGTTAACTAGGTCCACCATTAATCCTGTGATAGCATTGGTGATTTCGTTGCGTGTGATCTGATCGTTTGGTTCAAACACAAATGTCTTGCCAATTTCGTTCAGACGTCCGCGAATAAATGCAACCAAACGTGCTACGTTGATGCGATCTAATGCACTTGGGCTGGCAGCAAGAGATTTGTTACCGTAGTTGACAATGCCCGAACCTGGGATGAATGTGATTGGGTTGATCTTGTTTTCATACAAGACATCACGTACACCTTGGCCTGTGGCAATAGTTATAAACTCGCCTGTTTGTGCATTGACATAACCAATTGCATCAGCATTATCGATCAAACCTCGACGTGTGCCAGCTGGTGCCAACCAAGGGAAAGCAACTTCGTCGCTGCGTACAATCGTGCGCAGCATCATGTGGCTTGGTGGTTGAACAACTAGGCTACCTGTTAAGTCAACAGTTTGGCAACTTGGATAGAACAAACCAACATACTGGTCAGTTACTGTAACAGCATCTTCAGCAAATACATTGGTATTTTTTGCATACGCTGCTAAACTTGTGCCAGATGCATCCAGGCGCAATGGTGTGTCGCCAACAATGAATCCTGTGTTGCTGCGCTCGTTATTGAGTGCCACCATGTTGACAATCAGTTCTGGATATTGTGGGCAAGCCAACAAGTTGAATTGATTTTGTTCTTCGCGCAGGGCATCTTGTGTGTCAATAGCTGATCTCAGTGCTGCTACAACAATCTCACGCACAGCCAGACGACCCATGTATGGCGAACCATCTGCACGGTTGCCACTGGCGTTGACCCAAGCATTGGTTTCCAACACTGACCAATATGAGGTATTGGTTGGCAAGTTGCCTGTGCCAGCTGCAATAGCAACATAAATCACACCGTTATAAAGAACCTTACTGTTGGTAGCATAAGTTGTGGTATTATCATAAGCTGACACTGTGAAATCACTTGCATTAAAATAATCGGCTTGGAATGTTTTTACATTAAAACCTGAACGACGTGTATTCCACAGCAGTGTTCCGGCTGGATAAACAGTTGCATCAGGTGCATCAATATCCAAGTAGCTGCTGACCAACAAGCTGGCGATAGTGGGAATGTTGCCTGTGACAGGATCTGTTGTGCCGTTAGGTGCCCAACGTGCGTCAGCAAACAAGATACCGTTTTCAGTAGTTTGATCTTTATTATCAATTAGAACCCACTGATCTACACCCTCGACTGATTCCCAACGATACAACACAGGATAAATTTCAAGGTTGCTGGTATCCAACCATAGATCACCGTAGACCAATGGTGTGGCATCGCTTTGTTGTATAGGTGCTGTAACTGACACAATAGGACCTGCTGGGTCTGTAACTGTTAGGTTGTAACCGCGCACGTCGTTATTGAGTGTCTGATAACCAACCCAGGCAGTACCATTGTTGATCATGATGTCAGCTTGGTTTGTAGCTGAATAGTACCAGTATGTGCCGCTGGCAGGATTTTGATCTGGAGCTAAGGCACTGGCTGTGTAGTCAAGTGCTACCCAGTTTGACAAGATTAAACCAGCATCTTCACCAGCCAAACGAACACCAGTAACAGTGGTATTGATACCAGCATCAGCAATAGGAGAACCTGCTGTGTCTTTTACTACAATAACTCCACCGCGACTTTGTGTAAACACAATAGCACCAGCAGCATTAACACTGGCACTGACGTTGGTCACGTTGGCAGCTGAAACAGCAGCAACAAAGTCAGCAGGCGTACCTGTACCACCAATGGTAACTGTGACAGCTGTGGTCAATGTTGTGCTACCGGCTGCACTGGTTTGTATTGTAAATTGATTTCCTACATTGAATGAAG